AAGAGAAAGTCCTCGCCGATGTAGCCCTCCGGCGTCACCTTGAAGTCAAAGAAGCTGTAGAGCATCTCCTTCGGGTCGTTGATGTCGCGGTGATACCACTCGGGGTGATCCGCAGCGAGCTTCGTGAACACCTCCCGCTGGATCATCATGAAGCCCGTGGCAACACGCCGCGCTTTCACAAGCCCCATCTTGTCCATCTGGATGTGGTCCGCATCACCCTCGAGCGAGAGGATGTAGACCTTGCCTTCCTTGCGGGCCTCGTAGGCGCCGGCCACGATGGGCTTCGTCTGGTTGAACGCAAGCAAGCGCAGCACCGAGTCGGGCTCGAACGTCATGTCCGAGTCGATGAACATCAAGCTGTCGCAGTCCGACTTCAGAAACTCGTTGGCGATGATGTTGCGCGCCCGGGTCACAACCGAGCATCCGCACACGCTGCTCACTTGAATGTTGATGCCGTGCTCAAGCACCTGCTGCCCCAGCCGCATCAGCGAGATCGCCATCTTCAGCCCGACCTTGTGGTCGTAGGCCGGGAGCCCGATCATCAGCTTCTTGCCAGCCATGTTGAAGCCCTGCTGCTCTTGCATGCTGTCCTCTCGGGTTATCCGCAGAAAATCGTACAGAACGTCACGTTGGTCAGCGTCACTAGGCCAAAGTCCGTTAGCGCACCCCCCGACAGCAGCAGGCCGTCGTAGATCGTAACGTGGTTCGCAACCGTGGCAGAAGCCGGCGTATCCACTTGAACAACCAAGCGCCCGGTGGTGGAGTTCATATTGATCTTGATGGAACCCGCGCTGCCCGTGCCGACGTAGTACACCCCCTTGACGCGCGTGAGGGGGAGGGTGCAGCTCGTGCCCAGCACCCCCACCGAGATATTCCCCGCCATGCTGCCGCTGGGGGTGACACTCGTGATCCTGTCGTAGTAGTTGGTGGAGTACACCGTGGTCGTGGCCGGGCCGGTGATCACCTCGGTCGTCAACGTGCCGGCAGGTGTGCCCATCGCGTGCCCGATAAGCGTGAACGTCTTGCCACTGTCCGCGCCGTCAGATGTGATGGAGACCTTGTAGCCGACACCCGTACCGCCCGGCGCGGCCACCGTATTCAACAGCGTGTAGGTCGTAGTGCCCGAACTCGCTGCTGAAGCACGATAGTAGGCCGTGTTGGTCGTAGGGCTTATCGCCCAGTTGTTCTGGAAGCCCATTCAGACCTCCGCTTACGCTGTCTGCTGATAGAAGACGTAGATGAAACCGTGGCCGGTGCTGGCTACTGTACCCACCGAAGTGATCCGCAGGTACACCGCTGACGCAGTTTCTGTCGGAGGCGTTGCCAAGGTTGTCGTAGCTGCCGCGTTGTTCATCGCCAGTAGCTGTGCGGCGCTGAAGGTTGGGGTAATGCGCCCCGATGCACCCTTCAGGTCCATGGTCGTCACATACTGCGTGCCGCCCGCGGCCGTTCCAACCGTCGCGGCTGCTGAAGTTCCTTGATCGTACACCACGTCGACGTCCGTATAGATGTTCGTGATGATGGACGCGGTGGGGATGTACATGATGCTGTTGAACGTACCCGCAGCAAGGGTCAGCGCGGTCACGATACCGTTCGGCGCGGTCAGCTTCAGGTTGGGTATGTCGTACGTCCAGTACTGCATCATGAGGACGTTGCCCGTGTTGGTGATCAAACCTTCACGGATATTGCCCGAGCGAATCGGGCCTGTGAATGTGGACTGCGCCATTTCTCACCTCGTTGTGTTGTAGCACATCCCCGCGTCGTCTCTACAAAGTCACCGCTGGGGGCGGATCGACGAGGGTGAAACCCCAGACAAATTGTAAGAGGGTGCTGCACCACAGGCAGTCATTAAGGTGGGGAGAACCCACCGCCCTGTTTACATCTTACTCCTTACGCACCGCTCGTTCCATAGATACCGAGCGGGTCACTCCAGCCGAACGAATACCGTTCGCGGGCCTTGTAACGTACGTTGCCCGTATCGAAGTCCCCGTCCATGGAATTCTGGAGGGGAGTCCGCACGAAGTGCTTCAGGCCGTTGGGCACGTCGGTCATCAGGAACCACGCGTTGGTGTCGGTCAGGAAGTGGTTCACGGTGTAGCCTTCCGGGATCGACCCCATCGCCTTCAGCGCGTTGATGTCGTTGTTGGTGGTACCGACACGCAGTTCCGTATCGAGCAGCCGCTTGGCAACGAACATCAGGTTCGGCGGAATGACGAGCTTGCGGGGTTTCGCAGCGATCAGCAGCCCACGCTCATCCGTCCACGCGGCGATGGAAATGACCGCGGCCTCGAGCGAGGTCTCGTTCAGATCGACATCGGTCGACGGACGGTTGGCGTTGGTACCGCCTGACACCAGCGGGTGCGCGGTGCTGCACAGCGTCACGCCGTCGCCACCGGTGAAACCGGAAGACGCAAAGGCGTTGTTCAGTACGGAGGCACCCTTCACCTGCTTGGTATACGCCATGGCGCGAGCGAGGCTCTTGGTATACCGAGCCGACAGCGTATCGTAGAGGTTGTCCTCCACCGCTTCTTCGGTGATCGAGAAACCAAGCGCGATGGTCTCGTGCTGGTAACGCGCAGTCCATGCTTCCTGTGCGTTGTCATACGAGATCGAGTTGCCTTCGTTCTTGACCGGTGCGGCACTGAAGCCGGAGAGTTTCGTCTCCTCTTCGAACGAACGCTCGGAGGTTTCGGTTTCGAAAATCTCCTTGTGCTCTTCGCCGTAACGGGTGTACTCCATGCCGAACAGCGCGTTCAGCCCGGGGAGCAGCTCTTTCAGTAGTTGTGCGCGGGAAATAGCCATGTCTCAGCTCCCTTAGATGCCGGCTGCGCCGCGGTACATGTGCACGCCCGCAGTCCACGTCACCAGAACTTCGGTGAAGGAGCCGCTCGCGTTCACCGTATCGGGAACAACGTCGATGACTTTGAGCGGCAGCGTGGTCGCTGTGCCCGTGGTGGAGAGGATGGCGAGTTTGCTATCCCCCGTGATGGTGCTGCCGATGTTGTTGACGAGCGCTGCCGTGCCGCCCACCAGACCCGCGCGATCCTTCCCGCTGATCGTCGTGGTGCCGGAGACGACTGCCACACGCATCACCAGATCGGGATCATCAGCCACGTACGCCCAGATGGCGTTCGCGCTGTCCACCGCACCGGCCGTGGAAGCAGGGTAGTACTGCGAGTAGATGCGCTGCCCCGCCGAATTGACGTAGGAACAGCCCATGAAGATGCCTGCCACTTGCACGGGAGAATCGGTGCTGATCGCCGCCGTCCCCCAGACAGTACCGGATGCAGACAGGGACACGATATCTCCGAAGAAAATAGCCGTGCCGTGCGAGCTACCGATCGCCATCTGGCGGGTCGAACCAGCGAAGACCTGACCCCCCAGCAGATTGACAGGACGCAGCCCGTAAGGGGCGTCGAGTGTCGGATATGCCATTGTTCAGCTCCTGAAAAGGTTCATTTGGTTCCGTCGCCAAACCGAGTGCCCCGTGTCGCCTGCGATTTCGTCTCGCTGAAAAGCGGCATGCGGGCGTCGTTCTGACGCATGAAGTTGTTGTTCACCGCGTCCACTTGCGCTCTCGACTGCTTGGCGTAGTACTCGTTTCGCGCATTGGTGAACTCGATCGGCGCCTTACAGAGCATCAACCCACCAACTTCCACATTCCCAGCACTGTTCCCATCAATGTGCAGCTCGGGATGGTCGACCGCCTTGACGGGTACCCAACCTTCGCGCATTTTGGTCGCGACGTTGGTCGTCTGCGGCTGTCCGAGCAACGCAGTCATGATGTAACGGAACTTGAACCCCGGTTGTGGCAGGGGATCAGGAAGCGTGGAGGCAGGGGTGTACTCGTACTGCGCCCGTGTTTGTTTGTCGCGCGTTTGGATTTCGCGGGGGTTGCGGTCTTCAGCCATTCGTTCTCTCCAGTTTCACGATTTCCGCGGCATACTGCTGCGGGGTCAGTCCCAGTTTCGAAGCCAGCGCCACTTGCGTGGAGGTAAGCTGAATCTTTCTGGGTGCTTGGGATCGCGTCACCGGGGCGACGGGGCTGGACGGTTTTGCTCTGGGGGCTGGAGTTCGCTCCTCGCCCGGGCTCTCGTCTTTCGACTCGAACTCTTCAGGAAACCGTTTCCGCATGCGCGCATCAAGTTGCGCGAAATACTCATCACTGCGCGGGTCTACACCCGAACTGACCAAGGACTTGTGCACGCCCAGCGCGAGGGAGGTCATTTCCTCATTCTCCCCGAACCACGTGTTGCGCCCCTGCCATCGCAGGGTTTTCGCATCCGGGCCCGTAGGTTGCTGTGCATGTTGAGGACCACTATATACACCTTCTTCTTCCGTTTGCAAAGGGGTCGGCTTGAAACGCTTCGCCTCGTGCAGCTTGAATGAGACCTCGTTCAGCTCCTGCTGCGCCGCAACAATCGCATCGGTGTCGAAGTCCTCATGTGCTTTCTTCAGCTTCGCCTTGGCCATCGCCATCTCGGCTTCAGCCCCGGCCACCGCGGTAGTTGCGAACGCCTGCTCGCCAGTGTGCACATACTCCCGCATCCGCTTCGCATCAGCCGTCAGATGCTGCGCTACCCGCACCGCCTCGTCCCGCTCACGCTGCGCAGACTCTCGCGCTCGACGCTCATCGTGCCGCGCACGTGTCAGCTCCTTGAACCGGGACTGCACCGCCGTGCTGTACTGCTCCATCTCCTCGTCGGTCGGGTCTTCGGCCGGCTTCGCCATGGGCTTGCGGCCACGGTCGGGAGCCGGGGTATCGTCGATCACCTCGACGTCGATGTCGTCTTTCGAATCGGAACCGCCATCTGCTTCGGCGGCTGTCTTCTTGGGGTCTTGCTCGTCAGGAAACTTGAACTCGTCCATGGTCTCTCCTAGTACGCGCGGCTGATGCCGCGAGGGTCTTGCACGGTGGCTTCCACTTGGTCCTCGTAGATCACACGGAACTCTTTGCCGTGGATCATGATCCGGGTGCCGGAGTACTGACGGGCGATGACGAAATCCCCCTCCTTGCACCACGCACCACTCGGATAGCGCTCAGGGTCTTTGTAGCAATCCGGCCCGAGTTTCACGACGAACAGCACAACCGTAGCGAACTGCTCGGTCTTCTTGCTGTCCTCCGGGCGCAGTATCCCGGTGTCGTCGAACGTGTCGTCGATCTTGGGGAGTGCGCACAGGATTTTGATCCCTACCGGGTCCGGGAGCTGCTTTGCCTTTTCTCCTACCAACGCTTCGTCAGCCGTTGTCATCTGCTTTTGCCATCCTCTCAGCAAGGTCAAGTAAAGTGCGCTCGGCAAGAGCTAGACCTTGAATCACTCCGCACAAGCGTTTGTACTCCGGGAAATCCGCGCAGCCGCCCGTTGCGACGTCGTCTGCGTAATCGTTCATCTGCTTGCGAAGATTGGCGCGGTACTGCTCCATCTCCGGGGACAGCTCGACAGCCATGGCTTACTCCTTGGGTTGATTTGCCTGTTGTGCCGCAGCCTGCTGGGCCGCAGCGATCTCGGAGCCAAGGCGAAGCCCCTCCACCTGCGCGGTGGTGCCCTGCTCCTCCGCCTTCAACTTCAACGCCGCCTCCTTCAGCCGGATGTCGTCGGCCTTGGCCGCCGCGTCCACGAGGTCTTTCTTCTGCTTGCGCTGAAGCTCGCCCGCCTTGATCTGCAAGTCCTGCTGCTCGATCTGAAGAAGCGGGTCTTGCATGTTCTGCTGCGCCTGCTGCTGCGCCACCAGCGCTTGGGACTGCGCAAGTATCTGCGGTGCGGCTGCGGCCATCTTCTGCGAAAGCGCAGTCTCCGCCTCCTGCGAATAGCTCGACTCCGCGTCTTGCATGTCCAGCTCGGGAATCTCGAGGCCCATCGCCTGTGCCATCTTATTGCGGTAGGCGTAGCCCACGTGCTCGGCTACGTGCGATGCAAGCGCCCCTTGTATGGCCTGCGCCTGCGGGTTCTGCCCGATCAGCTGCTGAATGAGCGGGTCTTGCATGGCAAGGGTGTGGACCTTGATGTGCGACTCGTGGTCCTGATAGGCGAACGCTTTCAGCGGCGTTCCGCGGAGTGCATTCTGGTTCTCCTGTACCGGATCGAGCGGCTTCATGTCCTCGGTCATCGGCACAAGCTTCGCCCCGTTCTTCACCCCGAGCACCTCGAGCATCTGCCGGTGAAGCTGCGGAAGATCATAAATCTGCGGGGCCATCTGCGCCATCTGCATGACCGCCTGATACTGCACCACCCGCTGGCTCATCGTTGCTGCATTGGGGTCCGACACCGGGATGATCTCGACGTGCTTGTAGTCCGAGAGCTTGGCGCGTCGGCCGAGCGGTGCGTCGACGTCGTACTCGTAGTCCTCGTCCGTGTACTCGCGGATGATGCCCGCGATCAACTGCAGCTCTTTCTTGAAAGAGAAGTGAATGCGCGCCTGCACCGCGCTCATCACCTTCAGCGTGCGCTCGAGGATGGCGAGGGTAGAGCCTACCGGCGCCTGATTCGACATGTCGGACACCTTCATGTCCGCAGTGGAGGCGAAGCGCTTGCCCTCCTCCACGATCTTGTCGAGCAAGAGCGCCAAGACCTGCGACGGCTCCTTGTAGGGGAGCGTCATGATGTTGTCCTTGATCGCCCCCGAGCCGATGTCGACGTCCCGGAACTCACCCGGCGCGATCGGCGTGTCATCGCCCTTGATCCGCAGACCCCGGGTCTTCAGCCCGCCGGGCAGGTTCGAGAGCGTACCCGCATCCACCAGCTGCCGAATGAGGGAGGTCGCACTCTTTGCGTACCCGCCGATCAGGTGAAAGAGGCCGCCGACATAGGCGCCGTAGCCCGGGATGTACTGGTAGTGGACGAAGTGATCGCGCCGTTGCTGGAGCTTGTCGTCCTCCTTCCAGTTCCTCC